ACGTATGGGCCGACATTGAACCGTTGCAAGGAAAGAAGCTGGAAATATCACGCCAGCTTGTGGCCACGGCAACGCACCAAGTAACGACACGATACCTACCCGGTGTGGTGCCGGAAGGGCGGGTGACATTTGGCCAAAGGGTATTTCAGATTGGCTACGTCATCAACAAAGACGAAAGGAACGTCACGCTACAGCTACTAGCAACGGAAGTGCAATGATTACGGGTGTAGAGAAGCTGATAGAGAAACTGCAAACGCTCAAGAAAACCAAGAGCAAAGCGGCACTTCGCAAGGGTGCTAGAGCCGGTGCCAAGATCGTGGCCACGGCAGCGAAGCGGCTTGCACCTAGACGCACTGGCGACCTAGCCAGAGGCATCAAAGTCAAGGCACTAAGGCGTAGCCGAGTGTGGACGGGTGTAGCGATAGAATTGAAAGCCAAGGATGTAGGCAAGGATGTTGACACGTTTTACGCTCCATTCGTGGAACTCGGCACAAAGAATATGGAAGCCGTGCATTTCCTAGAGCGAGCGGCCAAACAAAACGAGAGAGCGGCGATAGGCAAGGCACTTGAGATAATCGAGCAAGAAATAACAAAATGACTAGGCCAAAGTGCGAAGTAGGTCAATGTCCCGTATCGCTTTCGCCAGCATCATCTTTTCAGCATAATTGTACAATCTGTTGAACGTGACGTTGCAACGATAGCAACATGGCACAGCAGTAGCGACGTTATACACTGCCTCATTGTTCCTTCGGTCAAGCCCGCTTCCGCTATCGTCAAGTTCCCTTCCGCAATAGTGACACAATCCGTTTTCCATCACGCTCGCATACTCTTGAAATGAAAGCTCAAAGGCAATGTCACGGATTTTGGCGTTTGCCTTAGCCGTTGTGTACCGTCCTTTGATCGTGCGTGCGTACTCCATGCGTTTGGCAAGTAGCTCGTCTTTCTTGGCTTCGTAATAGGCACGTTCATAGGCAAGCCTCTTGGATGTTCGCAATTTGTCTTTCTTTTGCCTCTGATAGTATGCCCGATAGTATGCCTTTTTCGTTTCATTATCCTTGTATGCCATCCTATATAAGAGTGTGATTGATTCATCCTTCTTTCAATATCTGGATACTCTTCTCAACTCTGGTAGCGGCCCGCAATGGGGCATCCAAGAAGGGAAGGTGGACTTCACGAAATCTATACCGTGGGTGTGGTTTCGCCGGTCTAGCACAATCCAAGAGCGGCTACTAGACGGCACCCCGCTAGATAACTTTACCAGTCAATTCGATGTTGAGATTGTCAGCGATGATATTGACGAAATGCAAGCCACGGCGGATTACATCAAAGCCGAGCTACAGACAATCGTATACATCGTGATGGGTGAGACGAAAGTATTTTCTGTTAGTGTCGAGGACCATCAAGACGACTACGTTTCTCGCACCGTGCTAGACACGGATGAAGGGTTACATATTGCGGCGTTGTTTATCACATTTTTGCACAGAGGGTGATATATAAGACAGACTCTATTTCATTGTGAGGACTAATGGCAGTAAAGAGAAGCGGCACGGGCGTAACGATAGGATGGGATGTAGACGGCGGAACTAGCTACACACTCATTGGCATCGTGGTAGACGGCGATAAGACAGAGGCGAAATGGGCCACAGCGAAAACATCTTTGCTGGCAGACTCGGCAGATACCTTTGTGAAAACGTCCTATGATCCGGGTGAGTTCAAGTTTACCGTGGTGTATGATCCAGACGATAGCGGCTACCAAGCACTAGAGGCTAGTTTCAAGGATGTAAATTGTCCCCCTCCATCGTGGGAAATTACATTTCCCGATCAAGACTGTACTGGTATCGGCAGTGGTTCGACCACGGAAACATTCTCGGCTCATATCGTCGGCTTGTCCAGAGAAGTAAAGAAAGACAACTTCCTTATGGCGGAAGTCACCCTCAAATTGACGGGTGCTATCTAATGAGCCTATTCCAGAAAGGCACACCACTTGCATTGAAACGAACCAAGTTCAAGCTAGGTGATGACTGTCATATCAACTTGCGGGAGCTTTCAAGCCGAGAGCTTATTGAGTTCCAAAAGGCGATGGGTGATAAGGACACAACCAATCTTGAGTTTGTGTACAAGCTAATTGCATCTTGTGCCGTGGCCGACGATGGAAAGCCGATCTTCGATAGCCCGGATGACGTGCGAGATAATTTCGACGTTGGGCTATCCAAGCTCATTGAAATACAAAAACAAATCCTCTCTCTCAGTGGACTAGATGAAAGAAAAAACTGACAGAGGCAGAGCGGGTGATATACTCGCTCTGTCTACAACTCGGCTTTCCACACCCCGATTACTTGTATCCATTTCTCTCTAGCTCACAAGTCAATGACTGGCTAGAGTTCCACAAAACACACAACATTCATTTCGACCGTAGCGATACGTTCCACTCTCAACTACTGGCGATGTTCTTTAACGCACACAAGCCAGAAAATCATAAGGCACTCACTCCACTCGATTTTGTACCGTGGCGAGAGCAACCGGAACTAACTCCCGATGAACTCAAAAGAAAGCTAGGTTTCACGTCTAAATAGGACGTATGGCAAAGATTGCAGAGCTAGATATTTTGCTTCGTGGCAACACGAAAAACCTAGACGGTGCGTTAGACAAAGCGGGTGCGGGTGTATCCAAGTTCAAGGACAAGGTTGTACAAAGCACAAACGAAGCTAACGCACGTCTTGCTACTATTGGCAATTCTATCAGTGGCGGCTTTCGCACGGCTCTACTCTCTCCCATCGAAGCGGCATCAAGTGCCGTGGCTACTCTCGGCTCATTTCTCAAGAAAGCATTTACAGACCCCATCGGAGCGGCCAAAGACTTAGTAGGCACGGTCAAGGGCATCGGTGAAGGCATCATATCCAGCGTCAAGGGCATCGGCAGCAAGATCGTAAGCGGCTTGAAATTCGCCGTTGATCCAAGTGCGTGGGCCGGTGCAATCAAGAATCTCGCCAGTGCGGGCGGCTCTGCCGGTGGTGTACTTTCTTCTCTTGGCACAATCCTTGGCGGTGCCGTGGCCACTGGCGTAGGTGCGGTAGCCATTGCTGCCGTAGCTGGCAGTGCTGCCGTTTTGGGGCTTGGTGCGGCTCTCGTCTATCTCGGAAGCAAACAAGCCGACGTGATTGCCGGAATGCACAAGACGGCCCAAACACTCGGCTTCACTACGGAGCGATTCTCCGCACTGGCATCTACAAGCGGAATGGATGTTGACCAATTCGGCCAATCAACTGCCAAGCTACAAGCACAGTTAGTTGACGCCGCTCGCAATGGTGGAGAGACGGCGGTTGCTCTAGGCCGGGTGGGGCTAAACGCTCGCCAGCTTGTGAACATGGCACCCGATCAACAGCTACGGGCCATTGCGGGAGCAATGGGGAACATCAGCAATCAAGCCGAACGGCTACGCTTGGCACGCCAGCTATTCGGGGAAGAAAGAGGTTTCGACTTTGCCCGACTACTCGGCAGAGGCACACAAGGACTAGATGAAGCGGAAGCGAGAGCGAGACGCTTCGGCCTTGTCATCAGCGATAGCCAAGCCGAAATGGTAGCTCGCTCAAATCGAGTATGGAGCGAATGGTCACTAGGTCTACAAGGCATTGGCCGTAGCGTAGCGGTGATGCTGGCACCCGCATGGGAACTTGCGGGCCGCATACTTGGTGCGTTCTTTGGAAAGATAAGCGAGTGGGTGCGAGCGGCAGTACCCTATTTCGAGATGTTTTGGGGAATAGTACAAACCGTCATTGATGACGTAATGGCGTTCATACAACCGGCTCTTGATTGGCTAGACGGTGCCGTGAATGGTATTGGTAGCTGGATAGGAAAGATGATAAGCGATGTAGTTCCTATGGTACGTCAAGGATGGAACATTCTCAAATCTATCTTCTCTGTAGCGTGGGAGTTCATCGTAGCCGGATGGAACGCTTTGGTATCGTTCGTTGCTCCAATCATTCAGAGCTTCGTTACACAAGTGCAAGGGTGGTTCTCCGCTCTTGGCGGCTTCCTTGTAGGTGAGAATATCACTACATGGGATCAATTCAAGGACAGAGTTCTCCGCATACTCATCACGATGGAATTTGGTATTCGCAACTGGCAACGTGTAGGCGAGCTTGCCTTGAATATGTTGCGGCTCAAGTTCTATGAATGGGCCAGTGGATTACAACCAATCGCACAAGCTGTACAGAGCTTCCTAAACGGGATGATTGATGGTTTCAACACTGTCACAAGAGGACTAGCCCGCACAATCCAAAGTAGCATCAATGGCATCATCGACGGCTACAACGCACTGGCACAAAGAGTAGGTGCAAGGCAAATCTCTGGACGTATCAACGTCGATGCACGGCAGCTAGGCCACGTCAATCTTGAAATCGCAAACGTGGAGGATCGGATACGGGAGCTTCGCCAGCTTGTGAGTAACCAGCAAGGTGAGCTTTCACAAGACTTAAACGCATTCATCCAAAGGCGAATGCGAGAGCTTACAGAGCAACGCCAGCGTGCCGAGCAAACCACAAACAACAGAGCGGCAATGTCGCAAGGCATCGAAAAGAAGGACAACAAGGCAATAGAGAAAGGCAGCGTGGAAGCGTTTAGCGTCATCGTTGGCGACAAGGGAGATAAACAGTTTCAAGCTCTCAACCGTATCGTGGGAGAAATGAGAGACGCCAACAATCTTAACCGGCAGCAATTACGAGAGCTACAAAACAGATTGAGTATAGCGATAGCACGATTGTAAAGAGGAATATGGCAGCGACACTTATAGGAATAAGACAAGGATACCCGAAAGCTGATTTCAGTCTAACCGGACGCAAGTATACCGTTCAATGGATTGTACAATGCGATAGCTACGATGACGGGCCGATTGTGGCACAAGCCGCAAGTGGACTACCAGTAGCATACAGTAGCTACAATTTCGGCAACGATGTAGATACACTCGCCTTGCTCCGATCTTGGAACGTAAACCGCCTAGAGGAAAACTCACTCGAATGGGTGGTGGAAGCAACGTACACCACACCCGAAAGAAAAGACGGTGCCGGGCCGGGTGGTAATACTGGTACGGGTGGTGGAACACACACAGATACGCCGGGCAGTTTCGACAACCCACTACTTGAGCTACCAGTAGTAAAGACGTGGAGTATAGAACGTGATTTGCCAGTTGAGAGAATCTACAACGTCAATACCGGGCGGTTCAATCCGCCAATGAACTCGGCTTGTGAAGTATTCAATCCACCCGCTATGCGGAAAGATAGATACCTAGCAATCTCAATTTCTCGGAACGAAGTGCTTTCCAACGTACATCCGGCTCTAGGTGTTGCCTACAGTGGTGCCGTGAACGCAACTATCTTTTGGGGATTAGCTGCCGGTTTGGTTCAATGTCAATCTGTAACTGCCGAGAGACAGAGCAAGCAACTACCTAACGGCACTCTCTTTGCCTATCTGAAATGCGAGTATGTATTTCATTGTCGGCGTGAAGGATGGGATTTACTCATTCTGAATGCTGGCAATTACTATTGTCCCACGGATCAATCTGGCTCTGGTAGCTCTGGAAGCTCTGGCAGCGGGTGCTGCCCGTCCGGTGTTGAGAGCTTGAACAATGGCGAATGGTGTTTAGGTGAGGACGGAAGTTACTATCCGGGTGATTGTGGCTCTGGTTCCGGCACTGGCGGCTATAGTCCATGCCGAACTAACTGTACGATCAAGAGAGCATTTCAAGACGAGCAAGGGCATCCTATCAAGGGACTACTGAATTGGAATGGCGGAAGATTAGCACAAGACGCCGACCCGGTGTATATGCGGCTTAGGGTGTATCCGTGGCTGAATTTCAATGTACTCAATCTGCCACAATCATTTAGCGGAGTTCAATGAGTTTAGCGATATTCGACCAAAGAGACGTAGAGCGGCTTGGTAGACTACTTGCCGATTATGAAGCGGGCAACCTAGCTCGCTCCGATGCTCACGCCACGCCAAGAGCCACGGCGATTGAAACCTATCTCGGCAAGGTGATAGAGACGATACCGGCGTCATTCGGCAGTCCTACAAGTGGCACCGTAAGCATCTACTCTGGCGATGGACTAGCACAATTCGAGACGACGGCCTACAGTCTATGGAGCGATGCAATAGCCGTTGGATGCTGGGTACATCTCTCCCGGTGTCCTTACTCTGGCAGATACTTTGTAGTGAGCAAGCCACGCTGCGAACCGAATGGTAGCGGTAGCGGTGATTGCGATTGCGTTTTGCCAGCTACATATTGTTTGACGTTCCACAATGTAACCGGGTGCGAGTGCTTAGACGGCGAGACCGTCATCCTAACCGATGGAGTGCTAACGCCGTGGACAAGTCCTTGCCCCGCTCCGAATCCGCCAGACTTCGATATATACGTTCAGACTTGCACGGTGTACGGCCCGGTATTGTGGATAACGGGTAACTCGAATTTTTGGGACTTGATGATTCCATTGACGGGTACTTGTGACCCGCTCAATCTGGTTAGTGACACCGTGTTTGCCAATCCGAATTTCTGTTCACAACCAGTTTCTAGTTTCACAGTTGAGCTTACACAAATATGTCCAGCAAGTGCATGGTATTGCTTAGAACCCGGCTCTAGCGGAAGCGGCAGTAGCGGGAGTGGCGGCGGGAGCGGCACTATAGAGACGGATTGTTGTGAGGAAATGCTGCCGGAAAACGTCACCGCCACATTCTCGAATACAACTGGTGATTGCAGTTGCTTGGAAGGATTGCAGCTAGATTTGTTTTGGGATTTCAACGAATGGCATTCACCCGGCTTTGACATTCCGACCGATTGCGGGAGTAGCATACGGCTTCGTGTATTCTGCGACGACTTCAGCAATCCATACCCGCTCCCCGATTGTCGCAATTTCAAGATAAGCCTAACGTGTCCGGCTGGCGGGGTGCCGTTTACCGGCTCACCATATCCAAGCTCTTGTAGTTGTGAACCATTCGAGCTTGTGTTTACTGGCTTGTCTTTTACTGGCGGGTGCTGTGAGGGTACGTTTGACTTGACAATAACGGGGTGAAATGAGCGAGTGTTTCTATTTGACAGCCAACGAACTAGCCGACATGCAAGCGGACGGATGGACGTTAGTAAACGGCCCGCACGCTACAGAGGCAGATTGTATAGCGGCTTGTGGTGGAAGTGGTGATTCTGGTAGCTCTGGCGGCTCTGGTAGTGATTGTCCGTGTCAGCCACTTCCTACAGATGTTATTGCGACAATCGTTACCTCTACAGACCCTTGCATAGAGGGATTATTTTGCACGCTTACAGATACGGGTGGTGGTATTCAATGGACTGGATTTTTGCCCTATAGCGGCGGGCCGACGTGTACAGAATCCACAAGCTACTGGTATGTGAATCTGACTTGTAGTAGTTCCGCATACTACACTGGTTTGCAATGGGTGTTATCACTCTCTAATACACCGGGCGGGGGAACGGTTCACGAATGCTTTCCGATGGATGTAGTATCGTGTGACCCATTGCACTTGCAATGCGACATGACAATAGGCGGGGCATCTACCACTTGGATCATTACGGAGTAGATATGGGGTGCCGTTGCGGGAAGACAATCAGACCAATACAGAGGACAATGAAAACAACCAAAACAACCAAGCGGCCTTGCACTTGTGATAAGCCAACGTGTCGCTTGTGCAAACTATATCACAATGATCCGAAATACCAACGTCTTTGGGGTAACAAGACCGTCTTGGAAATGAAAGCCAATGGCATCGGCGATGCTTTGTTAGGTCTAGTTGCCGTGAAAGGATACCAACAAAAGCACGGTGCCGCTTCCTACTCTTGCAAGAATCAAGAATGGGTGAGGCTCTTTGATGGATATGATGAATTACTTTCGTTCAATCAATCGAACTCCATCAACATCAACGAAGGATACCAAGCCGAGTGCAAGAGCAAGGCAACCAAGCCTCGATGGAAACGCTATTGTGAACTAGCTGGCGTTGACCCGGCAACGCCAGAATTAAAGAACAGAGCGAAGCTACTTGAGCAATCGGCACCATACAGAGGATGTATTGTACTCGCTCCATTCTCCATCTACACGAATCGCAACTACAGCGTGGAAGGATGGATTACGCTCGAAAGGTTGTTATTGGCCAAAGGGCATAGGGTAGTGTTGCTCCATAACAATATCACTCCGCTCGCTCGCTTCACGTCCGAAAAACTGATAGGCAAACCGGCAGAGATTGTAGCCAGCGTCATCTTGAACGCCGCTTGTTTCGTCGGCGTAGATAGTGGAATGGCACACCTTGCCAGCTTGATCGGCACGCCCACTTGTGTCTTGTGCGGGCCGACGAATGCCAGCGATATATTCTACACACCAGTTATCGAAATCAAAAGCTCCATCCATTGTCAAGGATGTTACTGGCAGACTCCGTATACCGGAGCTTGTGATAAAGGGTGTGCGGCTCTTTGGGCTATCACGCCAGAGCAAATACTACACACAATCGAATCGAATATGACGTTACGCCATTTCTCGCCAAGATCATTGATGGGAGAGAAGGAATTGCAAGTCATCAGAGACAACGTACTAGCCGTGAAAGAACTAGATGGAGAGTGTGCCGAGATAGGCGTATACAAGGGCGGGAGTGCCAGAATAATTTTGCACTACTCGGCTTGTCCAGTGCATCTATACGATACGTTCTCTGGACAACCCGCCGACGATATGCACGGAGAACACAAGCAAGGCGATTTCTCGGATACCAGTGTGGAAGCCGTTAAGAGCTATCTAGCCAGCGACCGGGCCGTACTCCATCAAGCCAGTTTCCCCGATGACGTTGCCGACGTGAAATACAAGTTCGTTCACTTTGACGCCGATACCTACCAAGCTACCAGAGGCTTGATAACGCATATCGTGCCGAGAATGGCGAAGGGTGGAAGGATCATCGTTTCTGATTTCGGATGGAAGAATACGCCGGGTGTGAAGCGAGCGATAGCCGAGAGCGGCGTACCGTTCACAATGGCGAGCGAGTATCAAGCCGTGGTGGTGTGCTAGGCACGCTTGGCTTTACGCTTGAAATCCGTCTTGGCGGAATTGAATCCCTTTTGATATTCTTCACTGTCTTTGGGCTTAGTAGACCATTCGACGCTACGGCCCGTCCGCTTGCACCACTCGACTAGCTTCGCCTCTTGGCTAGGCCACTTCTTACCGGCAAGCTCGCCAGCGATTAGAGCTTCATCGTATATGCGTTCTTTGCGGCTACGCTTGGAAGCCCCCACGATTTCTTTAAGCTGGGAGAGAAGCATATTTCGCCAGTTGATAGACGGTTCTAGTTTCGACAACGCCAGAAACCGAAAGCCGGAAATAAGGATACGCAAGTTGAGTTTCTTTTCGGCACCCTTGCTATCTCGTTTCAAGGTAGGATCATCTTCGATGCTGGACAATAGGAACTCCAACACGGTGTAGCAATCATCCTTGGCGAGCGGAGCGGCAGAAATCTCTTTGTATCCACGCTCACACAGTTCCTTCATCTTGGCAACTAGCTCAAGATTGGATACATCGAAATTCAAGAATGGGCATCTAGTTTTCACGGCATCTACTTCCGTTTTCAATTCTGGTAGCAATCGGTTCCCTACGATAATAAGAGAGCCGGTGAAGAAAAAATCGTAGATTTCGATGGACGTTTTCCACGTCACCCGCCGCTTCGAGTGGAGAGTATGGTCTTGCGAGTGCAACGCCATACGCAGCACGCCCCATGCGTTCTTATCATCGAATATCGTTTCGGCATCTTCGATGACGTGGAGCGATTGCGGGAAGCGAGCGAGTTCCTTCACCAAGCCCTTTGGCGTGATACGGCCTTGATGATTCACCCATGTATCGTAGCCGTGTTCCGTTTTTTCTTCCTCTTCATCGCTGTCTATATCATCGTCAGCCAATATATCATCCGGCTGAATTTCCTTGATATTACGCTCCATCAGCGTTTCACGGATGGAGTACGATTTTCCATTTCCGCCCGCACCAAACAAACCAAGTCCGGTGTGGGTGCCTTTGATGCAAGCCAGCGTGAAATCTTTTACTTCACGGCACTTGTAGGCGTAGCTCTCCAAGAGTGCTTTGTCAGCTTGTGTCAACTTACGTTCAATCTTCATCGCTTGTTACTCCCATAGTACAGTGGGGTACAGTTTGGGGGTAGAAATCCCAAAGTGTTCCTTTTGTACCCCCATTGTAGTGCGGAGTGAGAAGTTGTAAAGTGCGAGTTTGGTGAAAAATTGAAAAAGTGGTTTTCTGGTTGTACAGCCACAAAAAAACAAGTGTGAAGATGGGTAAGCCCGATCAAGACCCTATTCAATGTATATATACCGTAACTTTACGACACGCACCCTTTGCAATACGCACGTCAAGAGGATACAATAAAGAACCCTCTGGCTTCATCACAAGCCAGAGGGTCAAGGGAGTAGTAACGAGCAATGACACAATTATATCAGAGCAACGCACCACTAAGCAAGGGTGAAAGCCCGCACGACAACGGGTGGACGAAAAGCCAAGAGGGTGCCATATACGAAGCGAAGAAACTTTCAGCCGCACTGTGTAGCAATCCAAGAGCGACGTGGTTCCTTACGATCTACATTCGGCCCGTACTGGATGCTCGCCAGCATAAATTACTTTTTCAGAAAGCCGCAAGGGTACTTCGCAAAAACAAGATTTGTGCATTTTGGATTCGTGAAATCCTTCCCACGGACAAACTACATTATCATATCCTTGTGCGGAATGATATAAGCCGAGAGCATCTAGCCGAGATATGCGAAAGTGCTTTTCCAGAGCGTAGTATCACAAGTTGGCACAAGCGTATAATGGCGGTGCCGAGCGTGCAAGATCATAACCGAATATCGAGATATATCACGAAAGCCAAGATCATCGGCAAATATCGTGGGCGGGTGGTGAATGACAAGTATAAGCACAAGCGGCACCTATTCCAAGCAAAGACGGGCTTAAATAAACACGGTACGCTTGGCGGGTATTGGTCGAAAAATCCCGATCTAGTATGGGATGAAATAAAGAAGCGAGAGCGAGAGCTTGCCGATATATGCCGCACGGTGGGTATGGATGTTGGCCACGTTAAATACATACTTCGATGGAGAAAGCACAATGGACAGAGACGAGATTATCAGCCAGCTTGTTAAAGAATACGGTGCCGAGCTTCGCACTTTGACGGATGACGAGCTATATGAGCATTTCCGGCTACAAAGGGAAGTATCCCAGCTTACGGATAGAGATTGGATGGAGATAGCTGTCAAAGCGTCTAGGACGCAATCCTAGCCATTCTGACCCGTTCAGAGGGGAAATAGCCCATTAAGACGGCGGGATTATATTCTAGCGTAATCTGACACGAATATAGAACACCCCACGGCGTTAGCCGTGGGGTGTGGGTGGATTACTTGCCGAATATGAAAGCGTGAACGGTGGTAAGAGCCGTATCTAGTTCGGCTTTTTGCTCTGGCGTGAAGCTAGAGTAGTATTTGCCGTGGTTGCCGTGGGGTTTCTCACAACGATATAGGCGGCTCTGGCGTTCTCCGCATTTATCCTCTATCCATTGCTGGACAGTCTTACGCAACGCTGAATGATCCGGCAGACCGTGTTTCTTGGCAAAGGTATCGAAGTGTTCCCACAGACGGCGGGAGTATCGTTTCTTGCCGAGCTTGTCTTGCGGGCCGTATTGTAACACGGTTTTCGTTTCATCCCACAACAGCCAGCTTCCGACCATTGGCGTACCCTTGTTCTTATTTTTGGCTCTGCCTTTCTCGATACGTTCGCCGTTGATGAAATGATCCGTGGTGAGTTCCGCCAAATCCGACCAATAGAAACCAGCGTTCAAGCCCATCAAGAGTGCGAAACGAACATCGCCGGTAGCCTCTTTCAGAGCGGTTTGCACTTGCTCGAAACTGTAACGAATCTTCTTACCGTCTGGCGTAGCTTTCTTGTAATCGGGGTTACGGATGAAGCCGAAAAAGACGTTGTAATCAGCTTCGATGCGTTTCAAGAATGTGTGTACGATACGCTGCCGGTTGATCCGGGTACGCTCACCCCACGTTTCTTGTTTTTCGAGTAGTTCAAGGAACTTGCGATAGTGGGTAGTATCCACTTCACGGAAGGGAATATCCCCACAAGCCGAGAAGAAAAGATCAAGGGCGGCTTTCGTATCGTACCATCCCTTGTGTTCTTTTGCCTTGTGCCGAGCGATGTAGATTTCGATTTCGTTTTTCAAGCTGTCCTTTTTCGGGATAGCTGGCTTGATGAATTTATCTTCCAGAATGGAGAGGCGGATATAGTCGTCATCTTCGATGCCAAGCTCATTGGCGAGCGGTGCCACAAGCGGATTGACGATGGGCATATCGGCGTTGTAAATGTCGTGGGCCGGTACGTTGATGCACCGTTGCAACTCGGCATCAAGAGCGGTGGTATCTTGGCCTTGCTCTCGCAACATCCCGATGCAACGCTCGATAGACCATATCCGTAGCTTTAGTGGCGAGTTGTCCCGCTTGGTAGCGGTATCCTTGCTCTCCATCATCGCCAGATACTTTTGCCAGTATGGGCGGCTTGCGTTCTCGCTTTTCGGGAGTTCCACGTCAAAGAGCTTCGATAGCTGGCGGGTGGACGCACTGTATTTGTGCGTGGTGGTACGGAGCTTCCAAGTAGCCGTCGAATGATCGTAGCAACCCGTTCCCTTACGTCGCATGTCTGTCATCTTTTCTTCCCCTTCGGACGATGCCAATTTCAGAAAAGCGATTTTCGCACAAAATTACTTTTCTCGGAAGCCGAGTAGTGCGAAAATCCGTGCGTCTGTCCAATCGTGGTATGTCCAAAATCGGGCAGTAGCGTAAAATCAAGTGGGATAGCAAGTTAAAATCGTCTTGCCGTCCGATTCGGGGAAAATGATACAAGCGTTGCACCTGACGCGGCGGCACCACGGTTTTTCAGAGTTTGACGTCTCACCGGCCGCCGCGCAGGTGAACGGTAGCGTTCGGCAGCGTGGAGTTTGAATGTTGAAGCTCGAAGAGACTGACTTTCATGACTCCTCGATCGAGCGGATCGAAATCTCCAATGGCGTTGCGGTCCTGACCGTTCGCGACTGGCAGGAGCGGCTGATGACCATCCGTTTGGAAGGGTTAGTCTTCTTCCGCTGCTACGAACTGCCTTCCGTGGTGACGGAGGCCAGCGTCGTTCATGACTCGCCCGAGATCCGCCAAGCAATCGAGGCCATACAAGCGGACGGCGGTTCTGCGGCGGGGTACAACAACTTCCGCCTCACGCAACTGAACCTTGAGAACGTCGCCGCGGTTTTTATTTCGAGCGAAGTTCATCGCACGGAAAACCGTTCCGCCGAACAAGCAGTTGCACCTGACTGCGGCGGCATCACGTAAAATCAGGGTTCCACGTCTTACCAGCCGCCGCAGCAGGTGAACATGAGCGTTATGCACCAAGACCACGGCGACACAATGGACGCCTATGAGGTTCTTCTGAAAGTCCATCGCATCGGCAGCCGGATCTCTGGGACTGTCATCGCCCGCGACGAACCTGACGACGCGCTTGGTGGGCACGCGACACTCAAAACGGAAACTGCGTATCCAGCCCTGCTCCCGTACTCGCACCTGGCTGACGAACCGTCATCGTTCTCGTCGAAGATCGTTCCGGAGCTTGGTGCAAAGGTTCACGCGGTGGTCTTCAACTTCGTGGACGGCACACTGTACCTCAGTGCGAGACCGAATGACCTTTCGGAAAAAACGATTCGCAAGTGGCGTCAATATTACGAGTACATTGGGTCGTTAGCGATCGGCTCAAAGATCATTGGTAGAGTTGAACATTCGGCGCCGTTTGGCCTATTCGTCAACATCGGCGGTCCATTCACCGGTTTGATCGACATCGGCCATGTGCGGTTCAGTGGTGGCGTGCAGCTTCCTCGCGATCGCTCAGATTGGGCGGGAGAGGGCGATGAAATACACTGCAATATCGGGTACTTTCGGCTTCACAATCAACAGATTGGCCTTGGGTGGTTGCCCGAAAACGGGTAGACCACGTTACCGTG